AGGATGGCCCCGATTGTTGGTGGAGCAAGTAACATTCAAGGAATGATGTCAGGAGCAAACCAATAATGGCAACGTATTTGGAATGTGTTAACGAAGTCCTCTCCCGCCTCCGCGAATCCAGCGTAGCCAGCGTCACGACCAGTGCCTACTCCACGCTGATTGGCCGCTATGTCAACGATGCCAAGCGTCAAGTCGAAGATGCATGGGACTGGACAGTTCTCGCCACAACGATCACGATTCCAACGGTAGCCGCACAGTCGACCTACACCGTTACAGGATCGGGCATCCGGCAGCGCGGAATCGCCGTCAATGACGCGACCAATAGGACGCGCCTGAGCAACGTGCCGATTCAGTGGATTGTCGATCAGCAGCAACTATCCACAGTCACGACAGGCATCCCCTGCTACTACGCATGGAGCGGCACGGACGGCACGGACAGCAATGTGGAACTCTACCCGACTCCGGCTGGCATCTACTCTCTGAAATTCAACCTGACTGTCCCACAGGCAATACTGTCGGCAGACGCCACAGTTATCACCGTACCCTCTGAGCCGGTCATAGCTGGCGCATACGCCCGCGCATTGGTGGAGCGAGGCGAAGATGGCGGGCTGTCGAGCGGAGAGGCATACGGGCTATATAAGTCGATTCTGAGCGACTATATCTCGTTGGAGAAGGAACGATTCATGGAATTCGACTGTTTCGAGGCTACCTAAGTGGCTGATAACATCACGCCCTTCTCGATTTCAGCGCCAGGCTTCAACGGCCTGAACCTGTCGGATTCGCCTGTCGATCTTCCGGCAAGTTTTGCGCTGGAGGCGATCAACTGCGTAATCGACAAGTCTGGCCGGATTGCATCACGAAAGGGATGGACGCGGGCGAGTACGGCGAACACGGACTTGTCTACAAGCAACATCACCTGCATCGGGGAACTGATCCAAAACGACGGTACAGCTACGACGCTATGCGCTGGTGGCGGGTTCCTGTTCAAGCTCAGTGGAACCACGTTGGTTACGCTTACCTACGGCGGTGGCGGTGTAGCGCCGACGATCAGCGCGAACAACTGGAAATTCTGCCAACTGAACGGTGTGGCGATGTTCTGGCAGCGCGGATATGACCCACTGATCTATGATCCCGCTGTATCGACTACGACTTTCCGTAGGTTGAACGAGAAATCTGGAACCGCTGGAACTGTGTATCAGTGCAACGAGGCGATAAGTGCCTATGGTCGGGTATGGGCGGCAGACATATCGACCGACAAGCAGACGGTGGTGTTCAGTGACTTGCTTGCGCCTCATGTAATGACTGGCGGGACGGCAGGCTCATTAAACGTCGGACAAGTATGGCCGTCCGGTGGCGACGAGATTGTTGCTCTCGCGGCGCACAACAACTTCCTGTTCATCATGGGAAGGTTCCAAATCCTGATTTACTCAGGTGCGGATACGCCTTCAACGATGAAGCTGCAAGATTCGATTGTGGGCGTTGGCTGCATCGCTAGAGACTCTGTACAGAATGCTGGCGAGGATGTCGTATTCCTGTCGGATAGCGGCGTTCGCTCGTTGCTCAGAACCATCCAAGAGAAATCCGCTCCGATTCGCAAGCTCAGTCAGAACGTGCAGGTCGACCTGATGGGCGCGGTTGATCTGGAGAATACCGAAAACATCAAGTCGGTATACAGCGCAGCCAACAATTTCTATCTAATAACACTTCCAGCAACGGCGAACACCTATTGCTTTGATATGCGCTCGATTCTGGAGAATGGTGCGGCTCGCACTACAACTTGGACGCTGGTTGCAAAGTCGTTCTACGAGACAAAGGATCGCGTGTTGTACATGGGCAACGCTGGGTATCTTGGCGACCATACCGGATACTACGACGATGCTTCTGTGTATCGAATGTCGTACTACACCACGTGGATTGACTTCGGTAATCCGATTCAGACTTCGATTCTGAAAAAGGTGTTGGTAACGCTCATTGGACTGTCAAATCAGACCGTAGTATTCAAGTGGGGCTATGACTACAATAGCGCACAGTATTCGCAGACTTCGACGCTTTCCGGCTTATCGACTCAGGCCGAGTATGGAACTGCTGAATACGGGCTATCGGAATACTCTGGAAACGTCGCAATCAACGTGATGCCAGTTCAGGGTAGCAGTTCAGGGCGCGTGTTGCAGTTTGGACTTGAGGCGCAAGTAGGCGGGTATCAGATCGCTATTCAGCGGATTGATTTGTTTTGTAAAGATGGTCGCTTGTAAGGAGAATAATCTTGTCAGACTTCATCAAAATCACAGATTACGCGGCAAAGGATGCGCTGCTTACAGGAAATCCATCTAAACTCGTCAAGGGTACGGAAATCGGCGCTGACTTCGATGCTGTGGCAGTGGCGGTTGCTACCAAGCATGATGCGACAGATATTGGCGTAACCGTCCAGGCTTACGACGCCGACCTGACGACATGGGCTGGCATAACGCCGGGAACCGGAATCGCTACGGCACTCGCTGTGAATGTAGGGACTGCCGGTGCGCCTGTAATCAACTGCGGTGCGCTTGGTACGCCGTCCTCTGGCACCCTGACGAACTGCACCGGCACACCGGCAAGTTTGGGTCTGGCAAACGCGACCGGCCTCCCTGCTGCCGGCGTGACGGGAACGGCGCTGACTCTGGCAGGCGGCAACCTAACCGGCGGCATCAACTCTGCCCGTGGCAACATCACGCAACACGCGACTACGATGGACTTTTTCGCTACCACGTCGCCGGATATTCTGGATGGGACTGGTAGTGCTGTAACGATCACCGCTTGCGTGAATGCGCCGCAGGCCGGGGCAACGCGGAAGTTTTACCCCATTGTCGCAACGGTGCTGACTCATGGAGCGACGTTCGACATTGCCGGGAATGCGAACCTGACGGCGGCTGCTGGCGACTGCTGGGAGATTGAGGCTAAGACTGTTTCGACGTATCGAGTCAAGGCAGTGAAAGAGGATGGGACTGCAATCGCCGTGCTCGGCGCGACAGAACAAGCACTCACCGGTTACTACCTCCCCGCCGCAGGATCAGCCTACCAAGACTGCTACCGCGCTGGATTCCTTCCTAGCTGGTTCAACCAGCAGTGGGGCGGTGCTCAGTGGGGTACGTTGCCGGATGGTAGCTTTGGAAGTGTGGCTACTGGGAATGTGCAGGATGATACTGCTACTTCTTTGGGTATTGCCGGAAGGTATTACGCCTCCCAAGGGTTCATAGTTTCTGAAACAGTAGCAAGCCCTGTGGTGTGGGTGAAGGTTTATAAAAGTGGTAATCCGGCCAATGCGCTCACTGTCTCTATTAGAGCAAACTCAGGCGGTGCGCCAACTGGCGCTGATCTCGGAAGTGGAACTGTCGCCGCGAAACTTGTTACTAGCAAGACGGATGGGGAGTGGTATCAGGTAACAATCTCTGGTACGTACGCAGCAAACACGCAATATCACTTAGTTCTGACGCAAAGCGCAACAGACGCATCGAACTACTATTCATGGAAGGCCACAAGTGCAAAGAAGTACCCTCACGGTTATCTAAACGACGGTACATCTACTCCTATATGGACTCCCAATACAGCGTATGCCTACAGCTTCCTCATCCAGAACCCCACAGCCAACAGCATCATCCAGTCAGCAGGAATGTTCGATTACAAGCTAGCATTCAATCCCGGCACTCCGGTCAATCAATCCCGCAGCGTTGCACAACCTCTGGCCAACTTCTATGACGGCAAGACTTGTAGCGTTCTCTATCGTGGAACCTATGCCATCAGCACCAACGTCTGGGACTTCTGCTATGGACTCGATCATGACCGCATCACGCTCACCATCAATGCGTCAGGGTATCCAGTTCTCAGCATATACGAATCTGACAGAACCCTCGCTCAAGTTACGGGTACGGGCAGTGTAGCAAGTGGCAATCACGATGTTGGCATTCGTATTCGCACTATGGGCGATGGTGCAGATTACGCTACGTTGTATGTAGATGGAGTATCGGTAGGTACTCCGCTGACTGCTCAGACATTCACGATGGATGCTGCGATGGTGCAGCTAGGTACTTGCAGACTTGGTGATGGCTTCGGGATTATTCCAGCTTGGACGAACGACTCGCAATTCACTGCGTTGCCTAGCACGATGGGTTGGACAGGAACCGCTTCGCTAGTAACGGAAGCAAACGCATTCAGCATCCAGAACAATAAGCTGTACCAGAACAAGACGGCTTTCGATGCTGCTGGTGCGGGTTCTTACTACTACTACAGCAGAACTGCGCCGACCGCCTTTATGAATGCCACTGGATGGACTGTTGCACTCAAGTTGCGAGTTCCGACAAATACGAATACAGCAACTTCTGGTGGGGGCGGCTGTTATTTCTCAGTCGTTGACGGCAGCAAGATCGTTAGGGTCAATGTGCATGAATACTTCCTCTACATCGGTAGCACTGGAACACCGGATTTCTATATTCAAGGCGACTTCAAATCACAGGATCATGTGTTTACGCTTCAAGGAAAAGGGTCAGATTACTACTTGTTTATTGACGGGAAACTTGCTGTTGATGGTACTGGAAAACTAACCAGCGCTTCCGCTACCAACAACGTATTTTTTGGAGATGGAACTTCTACTGCTTCCGAAACCGCCGACGCCATCTGGTCATACGTCAAATACTACCAAGGTGGAATGCTTCTCCCCACCGCAGCAACCTCAACGTGCAGCGAGTTCGCCCATTGGTCAGGCGATAAGTCTGCTCTGTACGCAAGCCTGTGGAACAGCGGTAGTCCTGTGAGCGTGAAGCAACTCTGCGGCGTGCCTCGCAACTACCAGTTTGAACAGGTGGTGCAGAGGGAAGTGCGGAGGGGGGTGACGAGTGGGCCAACTGTTTCAAGTACAACACCATCACAATTGGTGGATATGGAGTGCTACGTCATTGGATCAAGTGTTGAAGGTAAGGGGGAAGTTTCGGCTTCCAATGGATCAAACAATAGCGCAATACTTACCTACTCGTATCTAGATGGCATCCTTGCTACTACCCAGTATCAAATCACACAGACGACACTTGGGCAACCTGGAACGCTACCTATCGTCATCAAGCCTCTGGGAAGTCAGCTAGGTTTGCACAAAGCTGAAGCACGAATGGCTTGCTCTGGTGGAACCACGGCAACCGCAGAGGGACTGAAGCGAACCCTAACCGTCGAGGCAAGGAGCTAACTATGACAACTTACACAACCAAAGAAAACGAATCCTTCGACCCCGAAATCCTCCGTCAAGAACTGGTTGCTGCTATCGGTTCTACCGGCTGGCACCTGAACACGGCGGGCAACACAGTTCATCTGCAAATGGATCGCTGGTTCCAGTCGCTGCTTGAAACCGATTGCGAAGGTCCGACTACCGCAGAAAGAGCAGTCCTCGCCCACTTCGCCAACGGTGCTATCCGTGAAGCCAATAAAGCTATCCTGAAGCAGATCACAGAACTAGAAGCGAAGCAGACGCCTCGCAGGGTACGCGAAGGTGGTGCATGGCTGGCTGATCTGGAAGTGAAGATTGCTGCACTCAGGGGGCAATTGCTGTGATCTACCTCTTGGCCTACATCTACGCCTTTTACTTGCTGTTCGTCGTGACAATGGCAGCAAAGGCTGTGTGGAAACAGCTTCACATTGTGACGAAGATCATGCTTGCTCCTGCTGCTCTGCTCGCGGTGTTCATGGACGTGATTTTCAACGTATTCATAGCGACATTCATCTTCATGGACTTTCCTCAAGAATACATGTTCACCCAACGCCTGAGTCGGTACAAGAATGGAGATTCAGGTTGGCGTACCAGTGTTGCAAAGTGGCTGTGTTTCAACCTGCTCGATGTTTTCGAGGTAGGTGGGCATTGCCGGTAATTAACGCATCTGCCACATAGAGGGCGGGAAGGAAGAATCATGGTTGATCCATTAAGCAAGCAGGAATCAAAGGACGCGGTAAAAGAAGCATTACATGAGTGGCTGGATGAAAAATATTCAACCTTCGGAAAATGGTCACTTCATTCGTTTCTTGCCTTGCTAGTTGCTGCTGCGTGTTATTTTGTCCTTGCCGCTAATGGATGGCACAAATGAAGCCATCTCAAGCCTGCGTTGATCTGGTCAAGTCATTCGAGAGTTACCGGGAACACGCCTACAAATGCCCTGCCGGAGTCTGGACGGTCGGCTACGGAACGACAGAGAACGTGCGACCAGGGGATTCTGTTACGGAAACGCAAGCCTGTAATCTGTTGCAGGAAGACCTTCAGGAAGCCGCTGACGCCGTTGATGATCTGGTCGACGTGGAAATCTCCCAAGCTCAATACGATGCCCTGTGCAGCCTGATCTACAACATTGGCAGGGAGGCGTTCAAGAATTCGACCCTGCTGAAGCTGCTGAATGGCGGAGCGGCGCATGAGGCCGTGGGCGCGCAGTTTGATCGGTGGAATAAAGCAGGCGGAAAAGTGTTGGCCGGCTTGTCCCGCCGCCGCCTTGCTGAACGTACGATGTTTGAATCCTGACTGGCTGGAGGTTTCGTGATCCTGACGGACATCTTGGAGTGGGAACGCAAACTGGCGATAAGACGCTCGACAGTGCTATTTGTGACCCTCTGGATGACCTACAGAGCCTTTGAATGGGCGGCGGGATACGCGT